TAGGATTGAATATTGCATAATGTAAAAGATAAGAAACAGTTGTTGTAGATTTACCACTTTGTCTAGGCAGTTTACATATAGTAAATCTATTATCATGTATAGTTTTTACAATATGTTTTTGAAAATCGTACATCTTAAAAGGTACTAATCCTTCATCAAGACTAACAATCTTCATGTAATTTTCCATAAAGTAAATTGGGTCTTCAGCACACTTTTGAAATTCAAGTATGTTTTCTTTAGTAAACTCAACAGGTGTGTTTACCTTTTTAAGATTTGGATTACCTAGATATGCGTCAGTCATTGTAGCCAAACCATCCTGTTAAAATTTGTTTTTCATTATTATTTGTAATTTGACCTTTATGTGTCCATGGCCAGTCTGTTGGCCATATCAAAGTCAATCCTTTTTTAGCTGGTGTTATTAAATTAAAATTTTTAAATTCAGTTCCCCCATTTTCTACATCATTTAAATATGTCATAAAAACTAGTAATCTTGAACCTCTTGATATACCAGCTCGTTCATTGTGCCATAACTTAAATCCACCACCTGGTTTATAATACTGATAAATCATAGGATTCATAACATTAAAAGCTGAGTTTGTTTTAGAAACATCTTCATATTTTTGTATATATAAATCTAAACATTTTTGTAAATACTCTCTATATAAAACTATTTCTTTTTCATAATCATCATAATATATTTTTATATCAAAACTATCTTTATATTCTTTAATAACTCGTCCACCACTAATTAAACCTGGAGCGAGTTTATATTCATTTCTTTTAGACCAATCTAAAACAGAATCAATCACATTTTCAGGCATAAACCATCCACCCATAAAAGTATTAGAATCTAATTTATATTCTTTCATTAATTATAATTCCTTCTATATGTGTGTAACCCATTTTAATTGCAGCCTGTACCCTTTGACTGCCTCTAAAAACTGAATATTGTTTTTCTGCATATGTAACACCATTTACACCTTTTCTAGGTAATAATGAATATGTATGTTTTCTAACTTCTATGGGGTTTTGCATATCTTCACCTTTTAACAATTCAGGCAAAGGCGTCATTGATTTGATATAATGGATTTTACTTATCTCCAGTATTATCTTTTTCTGGTTGTCCGCTATCGCCTTCAATAATTTCATCTTCTTTTTTTCTATTTAACATTTTTTGTAATTCATTTGTAGAACCTACAAACAAAGCATTTTTAATATTAGCTGTTGTTTTACCAGGTACTTCTTTTAAATCTTTTAATTTTTTTTGTAAGTCTTGTAGTTTATCTACAGTTTGTGCAACTTGACCTATCAATTGACCTGCTACTTCATAAGCTCTAGGGTGTTGGCCTTCTTTTGCTATATCTAATATACCCTCAATAGCTTCATTACCTTTGTCTATTAAATTATAATAATTATCTCTACTATTTACATAATCATTATCTATATCATCTTTTGTTTCATCAATTTTTCTAGGTACTGGAGCTGGTTGTTCAAACTCTGTTAAAGAAAATTTTTCTTCTTTTTTTTCAATACCTAATATGTCATTCACATTGTCTTCAAGTTTACTCATTTAAAACTCCTATGTATCACTATCACTAGATGGATTATATCTTTTACCGTCATTAAAGGTAGATATTGTAGTTGTAAAACCAAAATCATCATCTGCGTCAGCAGTTGTAGGACTAGGCTTAATAACAATTCTTTCTTCTCTTTTTAAAGGTGAGTCTGTATCTGAACCAAGGTCTGATTGTACTTCTTTAATAACACCTTGATTACTCATTGGACCATACAAATAAGTTTTTGCTGTAAAAGATAAAGTATAAACTACAGCTCTTCTTGATGTAAAGTCACCACTATAAGTATCTTCATAATTAACAGTATTTAAAATTATAGGTATATCTCTAACAATATTTAATTCTGGAACAACTTTCATTGTTACAGTATATTCTGGCTGAAAGAATGGTAAAATTTGTTCAACTATTTGTAAACCATTTTCAGCTGTTGCTGTAAAAGAATATAAACTAAAATTTATATTGTAAGGTACTGGAGTATGATTAAAATTCATTTTTTTACCTTCTTCACCTGACTTAACTCTAATAGTTTTATTCATCTTATTAAGCTTTCTACTAGAGTCATATGATAGACCAGTTATTTCAAAACCTAATCTAGGTAATGTAATTGCAACTGCTCTGTCTTCTTGTAGATTAGCTTGTTGTTCTAATCTTACTAAAAATTTTTCTTTTGGTGCATATGCTAAAGGCACTCTCATTCTTTTAGTAACTGCACCTGTGCTACTAGTATTTTGTACAACTATATTGTTAAACAATTGACCAAATGCAATGGTCAACTTCCTCATGCCTTCGTTATAAAAATGAGTTCCAAACATTATTCGTCAATCTCTCCAAATGGGTTTCTTTCAGTAAAGTCTAATATATCGTCTGATAAATCACCAACTGTATCGTAACCAGCTTCTGCGTTTAAATCTAAATTACCAGCATAAGGTGATTGCGTTGCAACGGTTTCAGCACCTGTATAATCTTCATTCATTATAAATGCTGGTTGACCTGTAGAGTAATCATGGTAATCTTCTAACGCAATCGAACCACGACCTGTTAACACCTCTTGACCATACTCTAATTGAAATCTGTATGCGTATTCGTTTAATGAAAACTTATCTTCAACTGCGTCAAGTGTACTAATACCTGTATTGATTTCTTCATTTGCATATTCCCAACGAGTTACTTTTAATTTATAAACTGGTAAGTTACCAAGTTGATAGAATGGCTCTTGGTCTTCTACAAATTGAATTTCAAAGAAAGATTTTAAAAGTGGTACATAAACAATATCACCCTCATTTGGTCTACCTGTAGCAGTTAGTGTTGCCTTACTAGCAACATGGTCCTCAAATCTTCTTTTAGATAATACTAAAGTTGTATCATCTCTAATTTCTAAACCAAACTTGTTAATAATTTCATTTTCACCAGCAAATCCTTCAGTTGTTTCAAAGTACATCTCTAACAGATAAGAGTCATCAAATCTTGATGATGTATCTTCACCTAATACTAAATCTCTATTAACAAGAGTACGAGGAAGATAATAGATATCCTGTCCAAAAATCTTTAGACTTTCTATAATAATATCTTCGTGTAATCTTTTCTCGGCCTGGTTTCCAATACCCTTGCCACCTTGAAAATAGTGATTTACTGCCATGATTTTCTATCCAATCATCATTGCTGGATTTAATTCAAAGGTACTTCTAATCTCTGTTTCTAATTTTTCAATGTCTTGTAAAGCCTCTGAATAAATTTGTCTTCCATTTAATGTAACTCCGCCAATCATTGCCACACCATCAAATTTTGATAGGTTAGCACCCCATTGTTTTTTGAATAATGATGTAACATATCTTTTTAAAAATATGTCATTAAAGACATCTGTATGTACCGTAGGGTCCATTTTTCTATATGCTTCTATTACCATAAATTCACCTACTGCTAAGTCGTTAGTCCAATCCATATCAACATACAATCTATTATCATGCTGATTAAATCTTAATGGTTTTTCACCTACTAATATATGGTCTAAAAAATCTAAATGTCTTAATACAATATCATAATTAATCATACTTGTTGATGAAAAATCATAAAGGTCGTTTAATCTTAATTGGTATCTTACATCAAACAAATTCATATTAGATTTGTTTGAAAACGGAAATATATTAATTACTGATATAACACTTTCAGGTACAACTATAAAGTTGTTACCCTCTTTCCATGTAGTAGTAACTGAATTCTTTGTAATTGATTCTGTAGAATCAGCTGTCATTCTGTCTTTATCAGCTTGTGTATATTGATATTTTAAGTATGCTCTTTGAATACCATCATAGTGATATTGTGCGAAATATTGTAGGGCCTCATCCAGTCTATCTTCTAGCTGGTCATCATCAACATTGATTTCAATGACAGGCTTACCTAATGCTCTTAAAGCATACTGTTTTAATGTTTCTCTTGTTGCTGGAGTAGCCATATGTTATTCCTTTTCTGGACTATTTATAAGATTTATTATATCTTCGGAAAGAGATTATCTTGACAGAATAACTTAATATCCTCTTCAGGTAGACCAAGAGTTTGCATAACTCTAGGTGTGTGAGGGTTTTGTTGTTGATGTTCGCAATAGTAGTTTTGTGCCTTAATTACATCTTTTTTTTCTGATTCACCATGATGATTTTTAATTTTATCAATATAGTTAGCCAGATTGGACACAGCCATTGTACATATCTGATTTAATTCTTTTTCTTCTTGTACATTGCCGGCTGCAATCATACCACCACTAAAGATTGCTTTTGCCCAATCTGGTAACTCTCTCTCTTTACTCGGTTTATACCATTTAGTTTCATTTTTAAACCACTCTGTAAGAGGGTGTTCTTTTTGTAATAATGGACTAAAATCGTGAAAGGCACCTGTTACTTTCTTTTTGCCTGCAATGATATCAAAACCATAAATTGGTCCACCGTTTGTTAATTCTGGAAACAAACATACATGAGCCATCCATAAACCTTTTGTATCTCTAGCGTCAACTACATCTACATGAGCTCTTCTAATAAACTCATTTTTCCATGTTCTATTTGTCCAACCAGGTTTGTTAAATCTCTCCATGCCTGGCTCTTTATATTCCATTAACTCTTTATTAAGTAATCTTATTGTGTCTTGTTCCCATTTAATTAGTCTATCCCAAATCATGTAGCTCCTTCATTTCTTTAAATAAGTTAGTTGCACTTTGAAAACAAAACTTAGCTTCAGGAAGTACAGAATGTTCATATA